CATCAGTTGAAAATGCTAACGCCATTCGGCGTAATCTAGTCATTATCAAAGCTACCATTGGCAAGACTCCTAGAGTTGTACGTGGTATGTACATGGAGTCAGGTATCTTGATGCTTCCCCGCCACTTCTTCAAAGAGGACATGTTTGGAGAACCCATGGTTGAATATGCCGATTGCACCCTGGAGTGCAATAACTATATTCATACAGCTCGTCTATGGTCTAAGTCAGCTGTTCGCATCGATGACAAAGATGCGCTATTGGTTCAAGTTCCTACTGGACCAAAAGTAAAGAATCAAGCGAAGGAATCGCTTCCATCCGCATCTGGAACTGGCCATTGGCGAGGAATCTTCATTAGGAAAAATGGCCCAACTGATTACTCCCATATTACCGTTAACGCTCAATATGAAGATAATATTGATAGCGGAGGTTTTTCAGTAGGACGTGGTGTGAAGTATTCCACTCTCGAGAACTTTTCAGGATTGTGCGGCAGTCCTGTTATAGCAGATCGCAAGGATGGAGCTATTCTTGGTTTCCACATTGCTGGATCTCCAGGTACCAACCCAGCAGAGCGCTTTGGATACGCCCAAGAGATTATGTACGAATCTTATCTCAAGGCTAAGGAACTCCTAAGCGCTAGCGCATCAGTCTTGAACGTCCCTGAGGCGTGCGAGCAGGACACTGAGCGGTATGGTCGTGGACGCGTTTGTCTACCCGGACCGTTACCAGCAGCTACTTTCTTCCAGGAGAAGAAAGTGCTACCTGGTGTAGAGATTTTAGGTCATGATCCGCAGCTTTCGACTGCTCGTTCACGAGGAGTTCAATCGCTGCTGAGCACGGCTATAGCTACACACTGTGGAGTACCAAACACATGGAAGGCAGTGGACTTGTCTAAACCATGGGTTGATCATAATCGAGCACTTGAGGCTAATATTCGCTCAGTGCTTGATCCTGATCCAGCCGCCATTCGATGGGCGGTCGACGATTACATCGAACCCCTTATTCCAGCTCTGCAGAAATTCAAAGCCGAGCGGGAATACATCCGAGTACTTAATGTAGATGAG